ATTCACCTTGATCACCCGGAGCCATTCCTTGAGCGTCTTGACGACCGCATCGAAAGGGATGTGCTCAAGCAGATGACTGGAGAACACGAAGTCGTACTGCTCGGTGGCAAAGAGACGCAGGTCCTGAGCGTCATCGATCCAGATATCAGGGCGGGCTTGGATACCAAAAAGCGTGGCATCGGCGTTGTTGTCCACTCCGATGAAGTGCGGGAAGGCCTTTTCCGGACCGCAGCCGATGTCCAGGCCCCGTCCTCCCGTCCACTTGACGATCTCCCAGCGGATCTTTGCCGCCTCAAAACCTTGTGGATCTTCTTGTCTCCAGACCATGATTCCCCCTAGAGCCTGATGTAGTGCTGCCCGGTCGAGGACAGTTCCAGTGCTTCGCCGAACAGTTCCTTGGTCGCCTTGGCCGCACCGGCTAGGCACGGAGAGTCATCGAACCAGATCACCCCTCCGGGCATCACCACCTTGAACAGGTACGCCCCGCTTTCCAGCACGCAGCGGTAGTTGTCCACATCGATGTGAGCGAAGGCGACAGGGGGCATCTCGATGGCGGAGTCCGGGAACACCCCCGCGATAATATGCGCATGGGGGCACAGTTTATGCACGCGGCCGAGGTTGGTATCGGCAAAGTCTCCCAGGGGGTGGGAGTCGAGTCCCGCTTCGTGATAGGGCATGCCCTCGAAGGTGTCGTAGAGGTACAGCTCCCGATGCTGCTCCTGAGCCAAGGCGTGCAGGTGCATCGCACTGCCGCCCTGAAAGACACCGACCTCCACGATGCAGCCTCCGGTGGGCGTGCCTCGGGCGCAGGCGATCAGTTGTTCGAGGGTCTGAGGGCCGATCTGCGCGTTGGGCGCTTCAGGGGGCTCCAGAGGCAGCGGCACGTTGCGCCTCCTCAAGCTTCTTTTTCTGTGTCCAGTGCAACGGCTTGGCTGGCTCTTCGGTCTTCGGCTCGTACCCCACGGGGAACCGATCGGCTCGGTAGACCACGCCATCCTGGAACCACTTGCCCTCGTTGAACCCATCGGCGTAGACCACGCCATGGGACTTGTTGGGGTTGAACAGCTTCGTCCCATCGGGGGCGAACTCCTGGAACGCATCGACCTTCGGTGTAGCCATCCTCTTCTCCTTCAGTCCCAAAGTGCGTTGATGACTCCGGGAGTGCCGGCCGTCACAGCGACCAGAGCCCCTCGGTATCGTACACCGATGCCACTGGAAGCGGGACCGAAGAATTGGTTGGCCGTGCCCGTCCCGTTGGCGAGCGTGGTGGTCGTGGTGGTCGTTCCGGCCACAACGATATCTAGGGCGGTCGCGGCGAAGTTCGTGCCCGCGGCCACCTCGTAGAAGCCGTAGAAGACGCCAGCGCCAGAGGGCGGACCCGAAGCGCTCGATTGGCTCTGAGACTGGTTGAGCGTCGTGGTGCCCGCCGTGTTGAGAACGGTGTACTGACAATTCCCCTGGCTTAAGTTCGCCGGCATCAGCTTCGATCCAGGTAGTTGTTGCGCTCGCAGAACCCGCCCACGTCGTCGTAAAAGGCGTCGTTGTGCTCGCGCGTGTAGGCATCGTCGGTACTGAGTAGCGCCTTGCGATCAAACCCCTTGCGCAGGCTCATCGCGTGCAGCTCGTGGTTGGTGACATCGCCTTGGGCGAGGGGCGTGGGGAAATTGCCGGCGACGTTGATGCCCATCTTGCGGATGTCGCTGATCTCCTGATCTTCGATATCCATCCCCGGTGGCAGGCTCTCGAAGAAGCGGGCGTTGTTCAGGAAACGGGACGCCCCATCTCCACCCGGCAGGCCTTCCCGACCCGGCATGCCCTTCTTGGCCCGAGCGTCCATATCGGGGATCCACCCCTGGACATCCTCTTCGTTCTTTGAGTCGTAATCAGGATACGTAACCTGAAAATTTCTCTTGTACGACTTTGGGCATACAAGTTACCTCCAGAGGCGCTGCGATTTGATGAGCGAGATCGCAGCCCGGCTTACGCCGTACCGTTCCGCAATCACTCGATGGAATTCGCTTGAAGCGCGGATTTCCAACACATCCGCTTCGGTGAGTTTGGCGCGCCCATGATGGCTGCCTACCGCACGACGCCCTTTGCGCGTCATGTCCTCCAAAACGATCAGAGAGCTCCTTGATCATGGCGGCAGTATATCGTTACTGGCCGCGCGGGTTGCGAGGACTCAGACTCTCACCGCCCGAGGCGTTGGTCATCTCAGGCCGGCCCATGTCACGCTTACGCGTCATCTGAGCGCCGCGGGTGCGAGGCGCCCAGCCATCGCCCGGGTAGCCAATGCCCTCATCGAACACGACCATCTGCATCTCTCTGATGTCCGAGTTCTCCTGATCCTCGATGTCCATGCCCGGGGGGAGCGTGTTGTAGAGCGCGTTGACGCCGAACTCCAGGCCCTTCTTGGCTAGGTACCCGTTATTGCGGATGCCGACCAGTTCGTTGCCCGCAAGCTCTGCGCTGTCAGGCAGGACGCCCTGATCGGCGAGATCCCCACGCTTCATCTCGTGGCGCTTCTGCGCGCGAGCGTTGGCGCTCTTGACCACATCGATCGCGCTGGGGGCCATGCCTCCGAAGGTCTCGGTGGACAACTGATCCGGCGTGATCTGCGGGGTCTCGTACTGGGTGGCCTTCTGAGTCAGTTTCGCCATCGTCATCTCTCCTGAAAGCGGGGCCTCACAAGCCCCGAACGGGGTTGGTTAAGCCTGTACGGAGGCGAGGGGCTGGATCTGGTAGTCCAGGCCGTAGATAGCGACCACAGTCGCATCGGTGCCTGATACCACGAACAGACGGTCTCCTGCCGTGATCGCTACGCCACCCTGGTTCGATAGACTTGAGTTCGCCGCAATCGTGCTCGTACCAACGTACTGCCCGGAGTTCACCGCATACTGGCCCGAATCGCCCACCGCACCGGTCCAGGTGCCGTTGGCGAAGAGGTTCGCGGCGATGAATGGCCCGTAAGTCGCCGTGGCAAGGGCCGGGGCGATCGTCGTGGAAGTGGCCGTGTTGTACACGCGTACCACGCTGAAGATCTGTCCGTTCACTTCGACCGCGGTCGCTCCGGCAGGAGATGCGGCACCCGTGGCGGTCGCCGTGCTCGTGCCCGCAACCGTCACGAAATACGAGACACCGTAGAGCTGCAGGTTCGTGTGCGCGGTGAACGATGGGGTCACGCCTCCTGAACCGGCGACGATGAGCAGCGGGCCCACCAGCTGGCGTGTGACGTAGGACGGGTGATCGTAGGCGAAATTGCGTAATGACATGTCAGCGACTCCTAATCAGCGGACCTCTCCCGCGTTGTTGTGGGGTTAAGCGCCGGCAGGAGAAGGTCTGCCGGCACCCCCGTTGGAGCCGCCTTAAGCGGCAGTTACCTCACATGAGCCCACCGAAGCCCACGCTTGATGCGACTCACCTCGATCTGACTGATACCCACAATCCTGCCAATCTTGGCTTGAGAAAGTTCCTGCTCCAAAAGCTGCCGGATCTTCCTCACGCCATCTTCGGTCAAAATCGCATAAGGATTCCGTTCCCCGTACAAGGAACGCCCCTTCTGCTTCATGTCCTGCTGATTCTCTGCCGATGAACCCAGCCACAGGTGCGCCGGGTTCACGCACAGAGGGTTGTCGCAGGTGTGGCAAACGTGCTTGCCCTCTGGAATCTCGCCCTTGTGAATCAGATACGCCAGTCTGTGCGCGTACTCCTGCTTCCTTTGACGCGGCAACTTGATCTGCCCGTAACCCTTTCCTGCTACTGAGGCAGTCCAGTCCCAACATCCCGTTACCGTATTGATCTTCCACTTCAGGTTGAATCGCTCGATAAATGACTGCTCAAGCATTTGAATCTCCTTGCAAGGAACTCAAATGGTAGCAGTTATTTAGTCAGTGTGCGATCTCCTTATTTAGTGCAAGTCATTGATATCAAGCTGCGCTATCCCACTTGACGATGCGGACGTTGATGGCCGTGGTATGGACTATCCCAAATCCACCTAAATAATACCAGGCGATACCCTTGCTCCGACCGTAGTCGGTGGGGATCTTGCCGCGCATCTCTTCAGGGACCGCGATGGCCTCTGCGACCGTGTCGTTGCCGAAGAAGAAGATCCAGTCACTCTGGCCGTTGGTCCACGCGGTCGTGGTCACGCCATCCGTGCCAGTGCCCTTGGCGATATTGGTCTGCTCGATGTAGCGGGTGTTCTCGTACCGGCCGATCTCGCCGTTCATGATGAGATTGAACCCGGTGTCCGAGTACTGGTGGATCGCCTCGAGCGCGTTCTTGAACGTGCGCAGGGTCGTCGGCCAGGCGATCGCGTAGTAATCGTCCGCGATGTAAGCCGGGATGTTGCGCTCCTTCATCGCATCCACAATCGCCTTGGCGTGCGAGTTGTTGTAGGCGATGGAGTTGGTGCCCGTGACCGTGCCGTTGGTGAACAGCGTGATCGCAGAGGCACTGTTGCCGTTGACTGGAATAGCGCGCAGCAGGGTCTGGTTGAACTGCGTCCAGGCGCCTCGATCAAGGTACTTGACGCAATCGTTCTTGAGCACCTTCTTGATCACGTCCTCCACGGGGAACTTGGACAGGTTGTCCAGCTTGCCGGAGTAGGGAACCGAGTTACCGGCTTCCGTCACCGTCAGCGTGCCCTGCGTGATCGTGAAATTGGTCTCTGGCATGGTGTTGGTCTCGACCAGCACCGCACCCGCGGATGAGACATCCGAGAACACGTCCCAGGTAAAGGTGTCACCCTTCTTCTTACCTTGCTGGGAAATGTCGTGAACGTCGGCGAACTGCCGGAACTTCACGAGAGGCTGCACGTTCGCCCGCAGGACGTTCGAGAGCTGCCGGGAATACAAGAAGCCGCCGAGTGAATTGACGGCCCAGACTTGACCTGCCATGAGGTGTGACTCCTGCCACACCCCACGGCGTGGCTCTAGCGTTTGTGGACGACCGGCCGGCTCTGACCCCGGGCCTTCGCGATCCCCGCGATCGCGCTCTCGTAAGTCTCGCCGTCTTCCTCTTCGGACTCTTCCACCTGCCGTGCTCCGGCCGCTGGAATCGCCCGAACCGACGCCTTGCGCTGCTCCTTCTCGCGGAGTCGATCGTCGGAGATAGGCTTACCGCCACCCTTGGCTATCCGCATCGCCCTTGCTTCCTCCCCGACTTCCTTCAGGCGTTGCCTGAAATCCATCTCGGGATAGAGCGTCGCCATCTCTTTATCGCGACGCACGATGCGCTTCTTCAAGTCAGGGTCTGCGAGCTCGGCCTTGTACTCCTGATCGAACCACTCGACTGCAGTGCGAAACGTCAACCGACCATCTACGCGCTCGTCCACCGCCTGCAGAACGTCCGGAGTCACCCTGGATGGTTCCGCTTCAATCAGCGTTGCCAGCTCGTCGATCGCCTCTTGCTCTCCCATTGCAACGCGCGAGAGCAATTCGCGTACCCGACCTTTCTTCGGGCTCGACCCCTCGTCCGTGGATGGAGAGGCCGTCGCGACTCTTTTAGCAGCATCCTTGGCATCGCGCAAGTAATCATCCGCCGCCGAGACTTTGGACGAGGTTTCCCGAAGTTGGGCGAGAGTGAGCCACTTTTCCTGCCCGTTCACGATCAGCTGGTAATACGTGACGTCGTTCACGACCTTGACATCCGAAGCCCCAGCCTCGCGGGCCTCATCCGCGCTCCGATCGGCGGCCTCGGCAGCAGCGATCACTTCCTCGGGCTTCTCCTCGGCGGCCTCTTTCTTGGGCTGCCGGCCGGGCTCCTCCCAAGCTGAGTCTGGGATATCTTCCAGCCCGTCCTTGCTTTTCAGCTCATCGGCCTGGTTGGCGATCTGCTCCAGCCTCTCCAGTCGCTCGTTGTTGCGCGCCGCATTGGCCTCGCGCGCGGCCTTCTCACGCTCCTGGCGCTCCTGGTCTTCGCTCAGTTCTTCCTCAGCCATGACTTTCCTCCTCGATGAGCATTAGGGCCTGTTGGCCTCGTTCTATGGCTTGGCCAAGCCACGCCTGAAAGGAGCGTGCACGCCAGATTTGCGCGCGCGCAGTCTCTAATTCTGAGGGGAGAGAGGCCTTCACCAACAACTCGATCCCCTCGGCTTCCTCTTCCTTGGCCCGCTGCAGCAAATAATCACCGATGTCCGATTGCAGAAAGTCCTCGGCCTGCTTGCCGAACACAGCCGCGGCGACAGTGGGCTCTTCGGGGTCCAGATTCGGCATTACTTTGGCTTGGGCGCGGCCGCCTGTACCTGCATCTGCCGATCCATGTCGGCATCGGCTGATTCGCCCGACAGCACCTGCTCGACCGCCCGATCGTGCAGGCCCATGAGATGCTCGGCATAGAGCCGGGTGTTCTCCCCTCCCTGCTTGATCTTCTCGCGCTGCAGGGCCCCTTCCTCCTTTTGGCGAGCGGTGAGGAGCTTGACCACATTCCCCTCGTGCTTGTCCTTGCGCTCCTTCATGAGCATCTGGAGCTTGTCCATGAGCACCTTCTGCTGCTGGGCCATCTTGACCAGCTCCGGGTTCTGTCCGATCGAGAAGCGCTCGCCATCCTGATAACCGGAAAGGGCCATGATCTCCTTCCAGACTTCCTCCAGATTCACGCCCGGGGGCGGACGCACACAGATCTTCGTGAAGGACTCCACCCCCATCAGGAACTTCTGGAGCTTCACCACCGGGTCGGTGGAGCCCATCCCCACATTCACCGTGACCGACAGCTCACGCTCCAGCATGTCATCGGTGATCCGATCCATCCCGAACTTCTGGAAGCTCTTGCTCTTCTTGCCGGCCAGTTCCAGCACTACCTGGTCGGTCTCGTAGTGCTGCTCCAGGAGTACCAGTTGCCGCAATACGGGCCCGACCCAGGTCTCCGAGAAGGTCTTGAGCAGATACTCGGTGAGCACCGTCGCCGGCGCCTGCAAGAGCGTCATGGCCCGCGCCGGCTCCCTCGGCGCCCGGGCGGTCTGCACCGAGGCGGCCGAGAAATTACCCACCAGTTCATCGAAATTCGCGTTGTTACGATCTTCCTCAAGGTAGGAGGAAGCGGTCACATCCTGCCACTCGTTCTCCACCACGTCACTGGCAGGATCATCCATCAGTACCACTCGACCGGGGACGTTGCGCACCAAAGCCGGAAGATCCACGTTCTTCCCGCGCTTGGCGAAATAGCCCTTGTTCAGAACAAACTTGACGTTGTCGAGCCGAGAGTTCTTGATCTCATTGATCTCATCTTGCAAACCCCGTACCACTTGGGGAAGAGGCAAGGGCATGGATCGATGCGTCTCAATGGAGGTGACGCCCAGCACATAGGGGCGCTGCCCATGAAACACCGTCTGCTCGAGGGGCTCCGGGTCGGTGAGCATCCTCTCGCTTTGCAGGGTGTAGAACTCATAATCCGTCCCGTTCCAGCGATGGATGTGTCGGTGCACCCACGCGATATCGTAGTCCGAAATCTGCCGGCGCTCCCCGTAAGGGTCCTGTTGGTTTCCAGAGCGGGTGCGCCGAGTCGAATCATCGGCATCGCGCTGCACTAAGGCAGAATCCGGATAGTGCTTCCACTGCCGCCCCTTTGGGTCTGGCCGCTCCATCCGCGCCTTCACATCGATCACGTACATCGGGATGACGTGGATCAGATAGGGGCTTGAATTGACCGGATCGGTCCAGTGGGCCGAAGGGTCGAAGCGGAAGTTCTCAATCGGAATGAGATCGATCGCGGGCTTGTCCTGCGAGCGCACCAGCTTTCCCTTGGGATCCCGGCGCATCGAGTAGCGCCAGTACTGGTGGGAGACACAGGCCCCCTGCACCTGGCTGTCCTGGATAGCTCCCATGCAGGTCTGGAACCACGGGATCGATTTGGTCAGCCGGTACTGGAGCAATCCTTCCATGATCTCCGCACTCGTGCGCTCGGTAGAATCAGCCATGTTCACCGCGGTAACGCTGATCCGGTCCAGGTTGGAAAAGAACGCGGAAGCGGCGGCCGCCTCGTTTTTCTTGATGATCGAGCGGGTCTTGGGTACGAAGATCGAGGAGCGCTTGCGGAAAATCTCGGCGTTGTACTTGCTGTCCCCGGGATGCTGGTTGTTGAAAGCCTTGATCGAATCTTCCCAGTTCTTGCGGTAGTTGCTGTCGATGTAGGTGGTGGAAAAGCGGAAGGCGTCCTTCGCCCTGCGCGCCCAGTTGGGCTCATCCGATGAGGCCTCCATGTCCTCATCCTCGTACTGCTCAGGGGCCGCCCCGCTCCCCTCCTCCTCATCTCCCATGATGCGCAGCATCGCTGCGGACTCGTGCTGGGGCGGGTCCTTGATCGAGGGCGGCTGGGGCCGCATCTGGGTCGATTCGCTCAATGGAAGTCCTTGTGCTTACCGTGCTGCCATGCCGGCACAATCGGCTGGCACTCCCCATCCCACGCGCCCCTGGGTAGAGCGAAGCTCTCAAGCAACTGGCCGCCAAACTCAATGGCCGAGCGACGAATCTGCTTTGCTGTCCCAAGCTTGTCCTTGGGCAGGAGCGAGGAGAATCCGCCCTTGCCGATGACCTTCTCGACTTCCGCGGCAATGATGAGGTGCCGGATGACGATCCCGCCGCCCTGGAAGCCCACCACCCAGGGGTGATTGGGATAGGCCTCATTCAGCGCCTCGCCAACCGCGAGGGCGATTGCGAGCTGGCTGGCCTCTTCCGGCTCACCCTGCTCCATCACGTGCATGCCGTTGATCATCAGACTTCAAGTGACCTGAGGAACTCGGCTTCCTTCCACGCCTTGCGCCAACCGATCCATAGACCGACCAGAAAGAAAATGCAGCACGCGCCGATTAGAAACATGGGATGTATCTCACCACGCCACCAGCGTCCTTGATAGTCAGCCATTTCTGAACAGTTGTACTGGCCCCCGTCGGGCCGACGCTGCCCAAAACCGTAGCTACAGCCGCGTTGGCCGAAAATGACGCGGCATTGTTGAACTGGATGTTTCCCGACCCATTGGGAGTCAGTTTGATATCTAGATTCGAATCCCCCGTGGCCACCAAGGATGGGGCCTGCCCCGTGGCCTTGCCAAAGGCCTTGAGGTAGTTAACGGTAACGGCATCTGCTGCTACGGCAGCGAATCCGATGCCGTTGGTCGCATTCTCCAGAAAGACCGGGAACGTTCCATCGCTTATCAGCCGCAGAAAAGCGCCCACTTGGCTCTGGATCGGCCCATTGATGATATGCTTGTTCGCTGCCGGTTGAGAGTTCCCGAAGATGTTGCTCGTTGGATCGTTGGCATTGTCAAGGTACGGTCCCACCACATTGCCATTGAGGTTGTTGTTCATTACCGTGTACTGCACGGCCCCAGCGGTCACCAGCACCCCGTAAGGCGCATTCTCTGCTGATGCACCCACCCACTGGCCGCACAGGCAAGAGGTCACGTGAGATCCCCTCGAAGTGGCCCCCAACTCCACATGAGGATTCGCGGGTGGAGCGGCAAGTGCCAGATTGTTGTTGCTGATCTGACAGCCGTGGA